TTTTATGAGATTTGTTATTAACATGATAAGAATTATATAACTACAGAGTTCTCCTTTCTTATATTTGTGTGACTATAGAAGTCGCACTTGATTTTGGTTCTTGTCCTGATGCTTTACTTTCTAACTCAATTGGATTTGAGTCTTTTGTTGCTTGTAAAGATATCAGATGTTGTCTAGTTGGTTGCGAAAATGTATGTCTAAGTTTACTTATTAAGTATTTACCTGACTGTAGTTTAGATGAATTAGACTTTTCATTGTCTGTACCAGCTACTGGAATCGTTAGATCAATTATTTGACCTACAGATACAGCTGTACTTCCATTTATGGTCATATTTACTACCATACCCCTATTTAGTTCATGCATTCTTTGTTGCCTGTGCAATAACCACCTATCTGCACTATTTGACACATAATTTTTATTTTGATCTAAGGCAGGATCAGCAGCTGGTGGGTCAGTCATAAATTGTGAATCAACACCATTTAATGTTGTACTAGTTGGATGAAGATGAATCCTAGACTCAATAAAACTTCCTACTGTGTTATTTTCTTCATCTATTGCGACAAAGTTGTATTTTGTTGGAGAACGATTAGGACTATTTCCTTCTAATCTTCCAAATGTATTATGGTCATTAAAATATGAAAATGCAGACTTATTATATTTCTTGTTGTAAATGTCATGCATAATCAATGTAGCACCCAACATTCCAGAATTAACATCTTCTAACATATTATTTTTTTGTGGAATTGTTAACTCTAAAATTCTTTTGTATCCTTGAGCAATTCTACCACTTGAACCAGATTCATCATATGCATCTTCAAAACCTTTATCTCCAAAATGAAACTGTCCTGATACACCCTCAGAATATAAATTCTGTAGACTTCTAAAATGAAATCCTCTTGTGTTTTCAAAAAACAAAAAATGTGGAGAATTATTTTCAATTGAAATAGCTTCTTGAGCAAGATTTTTAATTAAACTAAATGGATGAAAACTTGGAGACAATACTTTTCTAACGCCTAAAGATGGTTCTGTAAATATCTTTTTCTTAGTGTTTATATAATTTTTATCTGTCAATAAAGATAACGCAATTGAAGTCACAGTATTTTCAAAACTTTTTGATACACGAGTCCTTTCATTTCTTAAAAGTTCTGGTGAACAAATTTTAAGTTCAACTACTTCAGAAGTACTACTACTTTCTCTTCCACCAATTTCATATACACAAAAAACATTTTCAGTATAATCAAAGTCTATATTTTCTCTATTAAGTCCTGGCGTTGATATTTTAAAAGACACATATTCTTGACCAATAATAGGCATGTTATCAACTAAATTGTTTGTATCTGTAAAAATAATACTGCCAGTCATGGCAGACTTAAATATATCTTCAAATAAATCAATTTCGACAACAATATTAGTAATGTCAGACTTTACTCCAGCTGAAGATATTAATTCACACTTATGTAATTGAAATTCACCAGCAAATTGTACCATTAGACACTCGACTCATTCATCAAATTTTTATACTCTTCTATTACTGATGGTATGTATCTTGGGTCAAGTAAACGTATTTGTCTTTTTTGGTCTTGCAATCTTTGTTCATACTCATAGTTAGTTACAGTTGATGCACCTACATTTGCTCCAGTGTTATTTGGAACTTCAATTGTTATTGAAGTATCACCAGAAGTTTGTGCAATCTCATAGTGATGTACACCACTAGGATTTGGATCACCATCAGAATCAACATACTTTTGATTTATGTATGAATTAAACTGTGGTGTTGACATTGGCCAGTCGTGATAACGATCAATAACATCATTTACCAGCATAACAACCCAATGAAGTTCACTGTCTCCATATAATTTGTGTGCTATAATTTCTGGAGTTTCGCCTTCTCTTACAGAATAAGTATCAAACAAAAGAGTATTTGTCTTAACTTTAGCCCTAAACCCAACTCTACGCAAAAGATTTGTAACTATTTTTGGATTTTTTGTTCCATAAGAATCGTAATATATTTTAGGAATATCATTGAAATACATTTTTAGAATCCTCTGTGTATCATTTCTCTAGTGATAAGTTCTAGTTCAGAGAAAGATAAACTAATCGTAGTTTCGATAGGAGGTGCTCCATCCCCATCAATACCTTCATGGGTTTTATATCTGTCTCCACCATACGATACAGTCATGTTTGTCAAAACACACTCTGACACTCTATTGATAAATTGGTTCTCAGCACCATTCCACATGTATTCTATATCGAAAGTGTGTGGAACAATTAATCTTCGACCTGTTGTATTACCACCTTCAAATTCAGGCATCATGGCTGATTTAAATGCAAAAATAATGTTTCTAATCTCTTCTGCTTCTCTTTGACTTTTTGGTATCATTTTAAATTCATACTCAAATTTTCTTTTGTCAATTCCCTTAAATGCAAGTTCCAAACGATCAGCCAAAATTACACCACTTTTCATCTCTGAAGCTTCTTTTACTCCAGCAAGTCCAGGCAAAGAACCAGCTGTAGTTAACATGAGGTTAGAAATTGCATCAGCGATATCTGTTGATGATCTACCAATTTCATCAAATCCACCTCTAATGTTACCCTGTGCAAATTGTTCATACATTGCTATTGCTTCCTCAGTTACCGCTCCCATCTCTGTGTCTGTATATTGTGCTCCATAACTAGTGGTGACTGATGCTGGCATATACATTGCTATTGCAGTGTCTAATCGTTTTGTTGGTGCTCTTTCAATAGCAACTGTTGTAAATTCTTTACCCCCAAACATAGCATTTCTCTGGCCCGGCGACATACTAAAGTTTACTCCAATACTACCAAGTGCAGATTGCATTTGACCAAATGCTTGAGATACAAAATGATCTAAATTCAATTGATTTTGAATGCCGAAACCATTTAGCACTTTTGTATAATCACCTTGAATACCTAGACGTTTTATAACGTCTGGAATATCATATGAACCTTGCAAGTCTATTGAGAAACCAGAACCTTTACCATAACCTAATTTTGCTTTTTGTTGAGCGTTTATGTAGAACAACATATAATGTCCTTGATTGCCCAAGCCAGGCCCAGATTCTACATCTAAAGGAAATGTATAATTTTTACTATTAGCTACAGGTTCAAGCGATTTAAAATCGTGTGTGTTTGCCCCACCAGAACCATTACCTGTATTGTATGATAAATCATTGCCAGGCAGTTTGTTAGAAATGTTTCGTAATGCAGAAGCAGCTATCATGGTAGATACCCCTGTAACAAAATTATTAAGCATATAAATAGTCCTATAATGTTTTAATTATTTATAAGAAAAGTTAATGGCATATCGTGGTAAATATCATCCTACTAACCCTAAAAAGTATAGGGGCAATCCATCACAAGTAATCTATAGATCATTGTGGGAGCGTAAACTCATGGTTTATTGTGATAACAATGATAATGTCTTAGAATGGGGCAGTGAAGAAATTATTATACCATATGTTTCGCCATGGGATAACAGAGTTCACAGATACTTTCCAGACTTCTACATGAAAGTCAAGCAAGCAAATGGAAAAACTAAAAAGTTTATCATTGAAGTAAAACCAAAGTATCAGTGTAAATCTCCACCATCTAATCCAAAAAGAAAAACAAAAAGATGGTTGAATGAAGTAAAAACATACACCATAAATCAAGCTAAGTGGAAATCTGCAAATGAATTTTGTTTGGATAATGGCATGGAATTTAAAATTTTAACTGAAGATCATCTAAATCCAAAGTATAAATAATACATGGCACAAAGTAAATTTATACAAAACGTAGTTAAAGATGCTGGTGGTAGACCAAAATCTACTCAATGGTATCGTGATAAAATAAAAGAATTTGGTCAGCCTGGCGCTATGGATTTGATTCGTGATGGTAAACAATCTCGTACACCACACTATGGTAGAATGAATATGTTTTTCTATGATCCTAAAGGTAGAAAAACACTACCATACTATGATACATTTCCCTTAGTATTACCAATAGAAAGATATCCAGATGGATTTTTGGGTATTAACTTTCACTATTTACCTATGGGTCTGCGATTAAAATTGTTAGATCGTATAGTAGACTTTAGTAATAATACTAAGTTTGATGAAAGCACTATAATTAATGCAAACTATTCACAACTTAAAAACATAAAAGAAATTAAACCAACACTCAAAAGGTATTTGGCTGGAAGAGTTAAGACAAGGTTTCGTAGGGTTGATGCAGATGAATTTACAGTTGCTGCACTCTTACCCATTGCAAGATGGAAAAAAGGTACTCAACAAGATGTTTACAGAGATAGTAGAAAGATGATCTAATGGCATTTACTTTAAGTTCAATACTAGAAACTACAGCATACACATTTTTAAACCAAGCAATTGCACAATACCATTCAGATGAAGGTCTTGCGAAAAACAATCGTTGGGAGATACTTATTTCTCCCCCATCAGGAAGTGGTCTAAGAAACCCTATGGGGCCAATAATACAAGCTAATACTGGCGCTGGGATTACAGAAAGTCTTGGACTTATGTGTGAATCATTTGCCTTTCCAGGCCGTAACTTAGATAGTTCACCAGATGTAAATACATATGGGCCCACAAGAGAAGTGGTAAACGGTTACAGTTTTGGAGATGTATCTTCTACGTGGAGATTATCTTCTGACATGAGAGAAAGACAATTCTTTGATACATGGCAGAGACTTGCGTATAACCCTAATGACTTTTCAATAGGATATTAT